TTGTGCATCTTTTCTTCTGTTACATTCCTCGTCTTGTACGTAGTTACCACTACTTAAACCAAAATGTAAACTAGAAATACCACCACTTGTAGACTTTAAACAACTATCGTTACCACCTGACATAAGACTTGGTGCGACCGCTGATGCCACGGGTATCTCACTTGCGCTACCTGCACCATTGTATTGATTAGTGTTGGTAGTAGTAGTGTTATTACTATCAACTGTAGCACCTTGTTGGTTTGTATTTAAATCACCAGTTTGTGAGCTAGTATTTCCGCTATCAGTCTGTGCAAAACTAGAAGAACTGTGCAAGAACCCCAGTACCAATGATAATAATATACAAACCCCAAATGCTTCTTTGTAAAAAGTCAAAGCGTTCCTTCCCGTGGTCTAATCTTTCTTTTATATGTACTAAGTGTATCGTACACTCAGCCTCATGCTTTTCTAACTTCGCTAACAAATCTTTTGTAGTCGTTCGTGTGCTCATTTTATTTCACTATCGGTTTAGTTAATTTTCCTGTAATGCCATCAAATGGGTCTGATTGTGAACTAAATAATATAGCTAATCCCACCATAGGCGTGCTTACTGAATTTTCATCATACTCTATTGTTTTTAAACCATTCGTTGTTGTTGCTTGTGATGCGGCTACACCAGCTACTTCATTATCAGATGAATTAGTTATAAAAATTTCAGTGCCAGTAGTAAAAGTACCGCCAGCTGATGTGTTTTGATGTGTGGCTAATAAAACTAAAATATTATTGTCATTGTTACCACTATGAACTTTTAGTGAACCATTATCTACTTGTCTATCTATAAACGTATAAAAACTTTCAATAAATCCATCAGTCATCACACACGCGCATATACAAGTAGCACCACCAGTTAATGCGGCAGTTACTTCTAAAGTTCCAGCACCACATTGGCTTACATCATAAATACCCATTCTAGTTGCTCTCGTATTATCTCTTGATGCGTCTATATCAAATAGTTCTACTGCACCTGTCAAACCAGTATGTGTTAAACCAGTAATAGCATTAGAATCATTATCATCAACATCTAATATAATATTAACTGCTACTACATTAGCGTCTGCATGGACATCAAGATCAAATGTACGATTACCAGAAGTGTCGGTACTTGTATTAAGTTTTGATTTACTTCCACTATCTAAAATTGTTGGAGATCCCATAACTATTTACCTAAAGTAATTTTAGTTTTACAATAATATCGTTTTCTCTTTCTTCTTCACTTACATATTCAAACAAATCAGTTCTGTTGCAAGATGCTTTAATCCAACTATACATTGGTACATTTTTAACACAATCTACTTGTAAATACACAAACCCTAAAGATTTTAATAAAGAGTTACTTCCTGCAACTCCCTCTTCTAAAACGCTTGTAGATTTAGTTACACTATTAAAAATAGTTATAGTGTCATCTTTACCACTACCTTGTACATACCCTACAACCTCTCCATCTTTAGTAAAACTAAAAAGATTAAAAGTATCTTTAACACTAGAGAATCTGTGTTTAAGTTGCTCTTTATTATCATAACCCGTATTTTGTATTATTGATGCTGTGTTTGCATTATAAATAGTATCAAACACCGAATCATCAATTTCATTTATTTTTTCTACAATCATACTTATTCCACTATCGTCAAACTTTGTATCGCACCCGTTGTGGAGCTAATAATATTAGGGAAAGTAGGTGTATTCCATTGCCATATAGTTGTTGCACTGTTTCCGTCAGGATTAATAAAGTTTGTACTAGTAGCTTGAGCTGTATGCAACACACCAAGATTAGTATAAACAGCCTCAAAAAGATCATCAGGTAAACCACTAGTGTCAGTAACATCTTGGTGAAGAAAACTAAGCCTGACATATGGTGTGGGTACATCTTGATGCGTAAATTGTCTTATTCTATGTGTTTGACCACCTAGTTTATAAGACACATTATCTAATGCACCATATACTTGAGAACTAGCTGAACCAGAACCTTGTTGCACTCCATTAACATCTGTTGAAAAACCTGTAAAATCTCCCGCTTTATCTTCAAATAAACCAGACGTAACTGTGCCGCCTTGGTGATTAGAAAAAGACCCACCACCAACTGAAAAGTTGTCTGGTTGAATCACATTATTGTGTAAAAACCCTATCATTGGCTGTATTGGGTTTTTTATCATTCCTATTTACCTATTAGCTGTAATACTGATCAAATGTATTTATATATATTTTTGAATTACCATCATAAGCATCTGTTGTATTAGATGCACTACCACTAACTTTTAAATAAGGTGGTAAAATAATCTCTTTAATAGCAGAAGCTGTAAAAGATTCAATAAGTTGATAATCAGTACCATTTACGCTTCCGTGTAAATAAGCAGTATTACTGCCATCTATAACAGCTTGTACCACCCCACGTTGCGAACGTCTGCAAGATGGCTCAAAAGCTGGGTTTGCAGTGCCATCAGCGGTTGTTGTAAACTCATAATATTTTGACATTTTAGTTTCCTCAAGTTTCGTCAGCTATCATATTAGCGACTCGTTGGCTACGTTGCCCTACTTGACGAGCATAGTTACTATCTAGTAGTTCTGCTCCAGCACGTTCCCAATCACCCGCTTCTATAAAAGCTATGGTTTTTTTAAATTGTTTAAATTTAGATAATCCCATATTAAATACAAGATTAATAATTGCTTCTTTGCGTATTGGTGATAAATCAAGAAACCAATCAAACGCCCGTGTACATTCACCGGCTACGCGAGCTATATCATTCTCAAGCAACACCATAGCTTCTTCTTTAGTGATTCCGACTTCTTGTATATTTCTCCCGACGCCGATGGTTAATTTATCGGCGCTGCAGCGGTAAGGCTTCAGCTCGAGCCCCTCGTCTATAACTAATTGATTTTTAAGTCTTTCTAAGTTAATCATCTTTTTTATGACTCGCTCCAAAGTAGAATGAAGAAATACCAGAAACTAAACCACCTAAATAGCCTAGCACTAAGCTAACTATAGTATCAGAATTTGCATCTGGGGGTTGTATTGTAACTAAAAATATGTATCCAATAAAGCCAAGTAAACTGAATAAGCCAAATACTCTAGGTGTCCAATCACCTTTGTGTGCTTTTCGAGCATCTTGAACATCTTTTGTTTCTAAAGCAAATAAGTCTACTTCCATCTCAGCTAACTTTGCTTCAAACTCTAGTTCTGCTTTTTTGATCTCTACAAGCTGTTCTGGTGTAGCTGTTTGTAGTGCTTTTTCGATCGATTGTGGTTCAGGTTTGCACCCTAATACAGCACTAATTGCTTGGGCAGCCGTGCCACCTAGCGGTCCTGCTAATGCTGTGCCTAATGTCGGTGCGACTGCACCAACTATGTTTTTAATTGCACCAAAATTCATTTTTTTGTTCTCCTCTTTGTAGTAGTACGTTTTCTTTTTGTAAATGTTTTTACATTAGTGGGCTTACCACCGGGGTTTCCTGCTGCTCGTTTTCTAGACACTGCACTTCTACGTTCTGCAGCTGTCATTTTTTTGGCAGTAGATCTTGGAACACACTTTGGATATCCACGTTTACTGCTTTTTGCTGACTTTCTTCCACATGCTTGAAACTTACCTTTCTTTTTTGGTGCACCGATATCGACCCAATCGCCTTTCTTGCCTTTACCAAACCACGCTGTAAGTCCGCCTGTAGGTTTACGACTAGCCATTATTTATACCCGCCACCTCTTTTCTTGTAAGTGCGCACTAACCAACCATTAGCATATGCACTAGGATAGACATCAAACTTGCGTTTAGCTTCAGCTTTTACTCGTGCATATAAAGCTGGGTTAGTAGGTTTAGCACCTGATTTTTTCTTTGCTGGTTTCTTTTTTGTAGCCATCTTAGCATCTCCATCTTCGTCTAGCTTGACGCAGCCTTGAGTTTGGATCCCTGGCTGCTTTAGGGAACTTCTTCATCTGTCCTGCTGATCTAGCACAATATGATTTTCTTCTAGCTGCTCTAGCTTTTGAGCTAGGTTTTTTCTCAGTTACAGCGGTCTTTAACTTAGAGCCTGGATTATCTCTACGATATTTAGCCACGCCTTTTTTAGTCATTCCAGCACCAGCTTTGGTGGGTCTTTTATGACCACCTTTTATAGTGTGACCTTTCATTGTACCTTTACGTTTTTTTCTTTCAGCCATATATCACCTATCTAACATTTGCCATGCTTTTGCAGCAGTCTGTGGCACTACACCATTACCACATAATCGTATTCTATCTTTTCTATTAGCACAATCCTCAATAACTCTTGGTATACCTTCTTCCCAAGTGTCATCTGCCCATGTGCCTTTCATTTCTGTATCTGTAACATCTAATCCAGTCCAACCTTGTGGTAAACCCATTAATGCTTCTACAAAATTTGGGTTTAGTAAAAGTTTTTTAGACTTTTCTTTAACCATAATATAATTAGGTAGTTGCCCCATGTGTGCACGCTCACCTTTTTTTATCTTTTCTAATGTTGCCTCATAATTATTTGTGCTTCTATAGTCCCTCGCAGAAGGTGTTGGATATTTTTCCTTTAATAAACACTCTTTTTCTTTGGTGGCGCGCTCCGACTTCTTCCGCAGAGAATATACCCCACGCTGTTTTGTAACCATCTTCTTCCAAGTCGCTGATAACTGTGGAGAGTCCAAGCGAGATGTGTCCTTCGACGTTTTCAAAGAAACATTGGGTAGGTCTAATTCTATTGACGTGTTTTCTGATGTATGGCCAGAGGTGTCTTGGATCTTCTTCACCTTTTCTTTCGCCAGCTTTGCTAAACGGCTGACAAGGATAGCCCCCAGTGATAATGTCAACTGCTCCTCGAAAGACTTCTGATGGGAAGGTTTTAAGATCCGTGTAAATAGGTGCGGGATCCAAGATACCTTTTTCCATCTTATTAACCAAGTTCGCAATTGCGAAGGCTTCGATCTCCACATAAGCGAGCACTCTATCGTTGACCCCAGCAATCTCAAGTCCTCTTTCGATTCCACCATACCCTGAGCAAAAGCTGATGACAGTTTGTAGTTCTTTGGTATTATCCACATATATCACCTATAAAGTAAAATCAAATGGGTTTACCCTACTAAAGAGAGATCCATATCTACCTGAGTCTACTGCATCTATTACGTCTTCTCCAAACTGAGCAGTTGGTCCAAGTGCCGACACTAGCCTACTATCACCAAATCTATTAGCTTTATTAATACTAATTAATAACCCAGCAGGTCCTAGCATACCTGATCTGTCAATAATTTCACCTAAATATTCAGGCCAATCCATTCTATTAGTTCTTAAATATTTCCAATTACCATTCTTATATTTAGGTGACTCACCTGGAATAACATAAGCTAATCCAGTTTTCATATATTCTCTAAGTTCAAGGGCAAACATAGCTAGAGGCATAGTGGTTAGAACTAATACAGTAGCCATAGCTCCTAGACCTTGTAACTGCTCGCCAGCAGTAGGTTCTCTACCAGCTGCTTCTGCGCGTTGTCTTGCAGCCGCTTGCTTATTCATTGACTCATTATATATGCCGCCAAGAATAGTTTTACCATATGCATAGAAGAATGATTTAAGTTGCCAAACTAATGCCCAACGTGGGTCTGATGCCCATACTGGACGTTCAGCTGCATTAGGTTTAAGTATAGAACTTTCTACAAATCTTTGTAATGCTATACCTACTTTTTGTCCTATTTCTGTTTCCATGTCACGACCGCCTTTGTCCCAGGCTTTTACTTCTTCAGCAGTTAATCCTAAATCTTGCAAATAACGAGCAGACTCAGGTTCAATATTCTCAGCATGTCTAATAAGGAATCTAACACCCATGCCGGTAGCAAACACTCTAGAGAACCTAGTGAACGCATTTAGACCTGTAACTGTAAAGAAAAAATTAGAAAACTGACGTGCTCTCTGTTCCATGAAGTCTTGTTCTGCTTCTGATATTAAAGTGGTTGAAATAGCTTCACTTGATACGATACCTAAATCTTCTGCTAATTTACGAGCTCTTCTTTGATCGCCGCTAATATCACCTTTTTTTACACTTTCTATAATCTCTTTAAATGCAGCAACCATTCCTGGAAAACCTTTGTTGTTTATAAAAGGCCCTGCTAAATCTGGTATAGATGCAACAGCTGCGAATGGTAGTAAAGTAACAAAGTTAAAAACCTGTCCATAACTATTAATTTTACGCCATATTGGGGGTAGGGGCTTTTCTAAGTAACCCATATATGTATTGATAATTTTTTCTGCTTTACGTCGTTTTTTACCTTTTATTCTAGCACCTGTTTCTGGATCAACAGCTGTAGGATCTTTAGCATCTAACTGATCTAATAATTGGTTAAGTATGCTAGCACCTTCTGGTGTTTTTGTAGCTCTGTTCCATTCAACACGTTTTATAACACGAGACAGATAACTCATAAATGCTATTTCTGGCTCATGTATGTAACCTTGTAAATCATTTTGTGGATCTGTTAAACCTGCGGTTAACTGTCTTACAGCTTCCGCTGTAGCATTTGGATTTAAATTTTCAGCTGCTTTTACTCTTTGTTGTTCCTCATTCACATCTTGTTTTGCTTGTTCAGCTATAGCTGATTCTGCAAAAGACTCATTTGCTTTAATTCGCTCTTCCATAGCTACGTAATCATCAGCTAACATTGGATCTTGTTGTAATACCTCTGGATCATTTAGTTCTATGCCATCTCTTTCTCTAGTAAGTATTTTTGCAACTGCTGTCTCTATCGCTGTACGATTTACAGGTAATCCAGCTTTTTCTTTTGCAGCCACTATTTTATTTATAAACCCAACTGGATCGGCTGCTATGTTATCTACCATAAGAGATATAGGGAAATAATTTTCTATCTTGCCTATCTTAGTTCCATGTTTAGCTTTTGCTATGTAGTTATCATGTAAATCTTCTAAAAACTTTCGCAAAAATAAAGCATTACCTTCTAAGTCTGCAGTAGGTGTGCCTGAAGCAGCTTCTTCAAATGCTCTTTTTATTTCTGGTGTATCCCAATTTTTACCTAGTTGTTTTTCAAGAATATTTTGATACTTAGCACGTCTTTGCGCAAGCGTAGCTATCATACCCATAGAACCACCAAAACCTGAGGCTTGAGCTTGTACATAAAAAAGATTAGCTATCTGTGGACCAAGATCATCATCTAAAGCACGCATACGATTATCTGCATCAACAGTTATAGATTTTATAACTTCTGCCAAAGCTCCGGGTATTTTGTTTATTGGTTTATCAC